ACTTGCACTTTACAAGCAAATGCAAAAGCAGGATTTAGTATAATGACATTAGCTAACTATACAAGTGCTAGTGGAGTTACTATAGGTCATGGGCTTGGTAAAGCACCATCTCTATATTTTCATAAATCTAGTGCATCATCTGGTAACTGGCACGTATATCATAAATCTTTAGGTGCAACTAAAGCTATGTTTTTAAATAGCACTAGTTCAGTAGCAACTGCTGTTGGTTATTGGGCTAACACAGAACCTACCTCTACTGTATTAAGTTTAGGAAATACATTTGCAGGAACATCTAATGGAGTAGTATATGCGTGGTCAGAAATTGATGGGTATAGTAAGTTTGGAACTTATACTGGAAATTATAGTGCTAATGGAGCATTTATATACACGGGATTTAGACCCAGAATGTTATTTGTAAAAAGGGCAGATGGAACAAATTCTTGGTTTGTATGGGATACAGCAAGAACAACATTTAATAAAATGAACAGTTATGTGTATTGGGATTTAACTAATGCTGAAGAAACTGGATATGCTATAGATGTATTATCTAATGGATTTAAAATAAGAGGACAAAATAATGCTACTAATAATAGTGGTGGAATTTTTATCTATGGAGCTTGGGGTGACGTTCCATTCAAATATAACAATACTTTTTAGGAGGTAAAAATAATATGTGGGCGATAATTAAAGATGATAAAATTGAGGAAATTTTTAAGTTTCCTAAAAATTTAGTAATAGATAACATAAACCATCCAAGAGCAATTTTTAGTACTTGGACTTGGGAACAATTAAATAACATAGGTATTTATACAGTAGAAGCTGGTGTTAAAGGTGATGATAGGTTTGAAATAACCTCTAATCCAGTTTACACCTATAACAAGTCTAAGAAAAAAGTTACTACTAAATATAATTTCACCGATAGAGAACTAGAAGATATAAATGCGAAAGATGATGATGGAAAAAATATTTTAGATGCAGATGGAAATCAAGTAATTATTGATGGATTGAAAACTAAATGGATTAATAAAATAAAACAAACAGCTTATAATAAATTAACTGAAACCGATTGGTATGTTATAAGAAAAACTGAGGGTATTGATATTCCTGAAAAAATTACAGAAGCAAGAACAGCAATCAGAACAGACTGCAAAACTATAGAAGATAAAATTACAGCTTGTAAAACAATGACTGCATTTAAAAAACTTTTTATAACACCAGTAGATGATGATGAAAACCCAACTGGAAATTCTCCTATAGACGACTGGACTGTCTGAAATTAAATGGTAGACCCTTTAACTGCTGGAACTGCCGTTGTTACTGGGCTGAAATTAGTCAAGCAAAGTGTAGATTTCATAAAACAAAATATTAGCACAGCACAAGATATTGGCGAACTTGTAGGTCAAATAGATAAAGCTATGGCTGGAGAACAACAAGCTATCAAAGCAAGAGATAAAGCAAATGTAGATGTCTTTGCTGTTGAAAATGTGGCTCAAGAAGTAATAGATGCAAAGATAGCCAAAGAACAACTATATGAATTATCTCAACTAATTGACCACAGATTTGGTCATGGAACTTGGAGGTTTATTTTAGCTGAAAGAAAAAAAAGAATAGATGCTAAAAAACAAGCTTTAAAAGAAGCAAGAGCAAAACAGTTAAAAAAACAACAAGAGATTATGGAGTATGTAAAGTATGGACTTATTGCTATTGTAAGTTTAGCATTTGTAGGGGTAGCTGTAGGAGTTACTTTAAAGTTTTTTGTTTCTATAACAGACAATGTTTATGCTCATAATTTAGAATATGATGATGGCACTTGCCTTGTCTACAATCCTAAATGGTGGTTAATGTGTGTAAATGAAGGTAGAGAACTAACTGATACTCAATTATATTTAGAATACAAAGAACAATTAAACGATTGGATAATAGAAAAAGATTGATATACTCATATAATATTTTAAAGTTGATAGCAAAGAAAGATATACTATGGCAAAAATAGAACCAACAACTACGAAAGAGCATATTGTAAATATTTATAATAAAATAGAACAATTAGAAACTAATCATATTTATCATTTACAAAAAGAAGTAAAAAGATTGAACTATGTTTTGTGGACTGTTGGTTTTATGGTAGCTAGTCAATTCATTGCTATGATATTAAAGGTTTTTCAATAATGGAACTTTCTAAAAATTTTACACTTGCTGAATTATGCAAAAGTCAAACTGCTACTAGACACAACATTATAAATATTCCTACAGAACAAAATATCATTAATAATTTAATAGCAGTATCAAACAATATTCTGCAACCTATAAGAGATAATTTTGGAATGCCATTTAGTCCTAACTCTGGGTATAGAAGTCCTGAACTAAATGAAAAAATTGGTGGTTCTAAAACTAGCCAACATTGTAAAGGTCAGGCAGTAGATATTGAAGTTCCTACTATTAGCAATTTAGATTTAGCAAATTGGTGTAGTGTTCATTTAACTTTTGACCAGATTATTTTAGAGTTTTACAAAGAAGGTGAGCCTACTTCTGGCTGGGTTCATATATCTTACAGTTTAGAAAGTAACAGAAAAAAATATTTAACTTTTAACGGAAAACAATATAAGGAAATGAAATAATGGCAATTACAGCACTTATAGCACCAGCTACAAAATTAATTGGTAAATTTGTAAAAGATAAAACAAAACAAATGGAATTGGCTCACGAAATAAGCACTATGGCAGAAAAACATAGTCAAGAACTTGCATTGGCTCAAATAAAACTTAACACCGAAGAAGCTAAAGGTAACTGGTTTCAGTCAAGCTGGAGACCCTTGTGTGGTTGGATTTGTGCAGTATCATTAGGTATTAATTTTATGGTATCACCAATATGTGCTGGATTTGGTGTTAATATACCACAAGCTGATATGAGTGTTATGATGCCTTTATTATTAGGTATGCTAGGTATCGGTGGTTTGCGTAGCCTAGATAAAATTAAAAAAGTAGATACCAAAATAAACGGAGCAAAAAAATAAAAGAAAAAGATTTAGAAAAAAATAAAAAGCAAAAACAATTTATAGAAAAAAATACAGAGGATATACCAGAAGAAGAATTAGCTGGTACAGACAATGCTTGGTCAAAGATACATAATTGGGTAAACAATGACAGAGATAAATCAAACAGTTCATAATCCAGAAATAGAGGAATATCCAGATGCAGATATAGTTTTTGAAGATGGAGCATTAGATAATTTTCAAGGAAAAACAATTAACATTACTGAAAATAGTGGTGGTAAAAGTGATTTAGAAGTTGGTATTCAATTTATCTATGATATGAGAGAACACCCAGTAGACATACTTATTGCTACTGTTTATGCAATAGTTGTGTATGCAGTTGTAATGTGGATTACAAAAAAATTTAGAAAATAAAAGGGAGAAACTTATGAAAAAACAAAAAAACAAACCTAAAACTAAGGAGGTTGGTATGAAAAACAAAATTAAAAAACTTTGGAACAAAGTAGAAAATTATAAAATGTGGGTGAAAATTATTATAGTTTTTGCTATTCTAATAACAATACATTCAATAATACAACACTAGGAGATTATTATGCCTTATCATTATGGGAAAGGAACACAGTCTAAAGGAATGAAGAAAAAAGGAAAGAAGAAGAAAAAAACTAAAATGAATAGAAAGAAAAGATAATGGTTAAAGTTGCATCTATTAAAAAGTTTACAAAAGACCTGACACCTAGACAAAGAAAAACTATGAACAAACACGCAAGACACCATAGTTTAAAACACATGAGGTCTATGGCTAATGCTATGAAAAAAGGTGCTACATTTGGTCAGGCTCACACCAGAGCAATGAGGTCAGTTGGAAAATGACTGGTTTCACTACAACTGCAACCATATCTGAATTAATAGACAAAAGACCTATTAACAGAAAAAGAAAACGAAATAAAACACGCAATAAAAGAGTTTTAAAGGCGAAGCAGAAGCTTTTAAGACTTTCCTAACACAAATTACCTACCCTCAAAAAAACCCTAGCTTTAATCGGCTAGGGTATAGGTTTATTATTATGAATCTGGGTTTTCTAATAATGAGGATATTGAGGAGTAATCAAAACCCAGAAATACAATTATACTAACAAAGTTGCAAATATACAACAGTATAAAAAAAATAAATTATTTTATAAATAAGTGTTGCAATAACCTAATTTGTTTGCTAGGTTATTAATAATGAAGATTTTTAATAATAATAATAATGAGGAGAAAATAATGAGAACTAAATTACCAGAAAATAAATTTAAACATATTGTTTTTGGAAAATCTAAAAGAGGTGGTAAACAAGCAATGGTAAGCTCAAAACTTCAAGAGCTTGGTTATACTTTTTACAAAGACTATAGATATTACAAAGGCAGACAATGGTGGGTATTACAAGCAAAAACTTGTGGTGAGTTTATTCATAGAACTACTAGCCTTGAAATGTTAGAATGGTATATTGATAAAAACATAATTAACATACAAGACAAATTAAATATCCCTAAAAACTCAAGCTACAAAGTATGTAAGCACGTTTATGGTTATATTATCACAGAGTTAACACCTTGGACTAAATCTGGTCATAAACAAATAGACAAAGTCTTTAATAATGTTAAAGAAGTTGAAGATGTATTAAATGAGTTAATAGCTATAGAAAACAAGTACAAAGCAGTATTAAAAAAAGCTATAGATAAAACTAAGGAGAGTGCTTAACAGCACTTTCCTCAATGAGGAGATAATAATGATAACAACTAAGTATAAATGGGAAAGCAGTAGTAAGATGATTAAATCTGCTACTGAGGAATTAGTAAAAGCATCTTTAAAAGATGGTTGGAGTGTAAGTGTATTTTATGGAGAAACTTATATATTAAACAACAACACATCTTTTGATATTATTATGGGTTATGTACATCAATGTTGCTTTGATGGAGAGCCAGTTACTATTTGCATAAGTAAGGGTAACAAAAAAGATTTTTGTTCTGTGCTTTTAAATCAAGGTAGTCCAGATAAAGAGATATGTCATAGCTATAATGATAAATATATTTCTGATTGGTGTTTTAGAACAAATAATGGTCAGAGGGAGATATAAATGGGTGGATTAAAATTTTATAATTTTTGCAGTAAAGATACTGTGAAATTTAAAGTGATAACAAATGACAAAATAACTTATTACTTTAAGATTCATCATATAGACGACACTATAGGATTATATGATAATGATAT